AACCCGACTATTCTAAGATGAGTAGTGACCGGTGGGAGATCTTTCGCGTCCCACTTGGGGTCACGAATGGCTCCACTGGTTCCATGGTTTGATAGCATTAGTGCGCCAAAAGGATTGATGTCACATCTGATTTAGATCCACTAGTGGCGATTTAGTGTTAGGACCGAGACTAGAGGTTAAGAATGGTGACTCGCTCCGCTCGTTTCGCTACGCTCAGCTTTTTGTACAGTTACTGAGACGACGAAACAAATGCAAGATCAGTGGTATCCGGCTGGATTACAACAGGAAGTGGAGACCGATTAATCTTTAACGGCTCAGTGAGGACTACATAGTAGATGATTTGGAAGGTCAGGTCTACCGACACCGGCGTAGTTGAAGTCAAGTTCGCGATACCCGAAATGACAGTAGGCTGCAGCGGTGGATCTTCTCCAGCGTGCGCGCCATACTTATCGTTGTTCTTCATACGATCCCGGGTTATACCTTCCAAGGCAGCGACAGAATAGAATTGAGAAAGAATTTTTGATGGGAATTGAGAAGTAAGAACTGCAGATTTAGCGAAGCGATTACCACGCTGACGCTCCTTAAAGTCGGTCGCATTTCCGGTAGCTGTCTCAGCAGAGGAAATACCTTCAAGAGTGCAGAAAATATTGTCTGACTCCTGACCCCCTTGCCCAGGGTGCAAAGAGAATTTTAATTGAACATGGGCTCCGTACACACGATAGTGCTGATAGAACTGGGTGTATTCCTGATAGCCTCGAGGACGATGCTGATCTGGGTGACCGCCAACCTCTGGGTCGTTAATACTATTCACACGATAAGTGAGACCAGTAATTTGCTGCGCTACACCTTCGGTAGCTAGGGAAGTGGTACGCGAGTAAGTCATCTTGACAAGCATGCGACCAGCCATACCACGATTAGGAATCTTAACAGTAGTTGCAGACCCCTTAGAACGACGACCAGGATGACGTGAACCACGTCGCCGAGAACGACGAGAGAGACGACGCCTTTTATTTCTAAATCTTTTACGCGCCATAAAAAAATGACTTAAAGAGGAAGCTTCCTCTTATGGGGTGAAGTAAACAATCTTAATAAGGAAGCTTCCTCATTAGGACTGAAGTAAACAAAAGCAATTCAAACTTGCTTTTTTTGTTGGTGCAGTTGAAACTTGTATACAATGTCAGAAGCTTCTGACAGTCAGGCCCCTCGTAATACTAGTAGAGGGGCCATTCCTCCAAGGGTAAGTGCTGCTAAACATTGGTGTTTCACATGGTTTGACCCTTATGATTGTGAAGTACTCAACAGTTGGATGCAGATGTCTATGGTATCGAAGATTGTAGCTCAGGAAGAGACTTGCCCAGAAACTGCCAAGGACCATGTTCAAGGTTACCTGTGCTTTCTCGACAAACAACGACCGATGACCGTGTTCTCCGAACATCCCCGCATCCACTGGGAGGTCGCTCGGAACCCAGATGCTTCTATTGTGTACTGCTCGAAGGACAGCACCCGCAAGACTGGGGGACAACGCTGGATAGCTGGAGTGACTCTCAAGACGAGTATCCGAGTGATTACTCCGCGGGGATGGCAGCAGGACCTGCTGGATCGGCTGCCAAGTATGATGACGAGGAAGATTTACTGGTACTGGGAACCGACGGGGAATACAGGGAAGTCAGCCCTGGCGAAATACCTGTGTGTCGTGCTGGATGCGCTGCTAATCAGTGGGAAAGGTGCCGATGTGAAGAGTGCTATTCACTCGATGAAGACGAAACCGAAGTTGATTCTGTGTGATATACCGAGATCAAGTACCCAATTCGTATCATATACCGCAATCGAAGAAGTTAGCAACGGCTGCTTCTTTAGCGGTAAGTACGAGGGTGGCATGGTTCTGATGGATGAGCCAGTCATTATAGTCTTCGCAAACGAAGAACCCGACTATTCTAAGATGAGTAGTGACCGGTGGGAGATCTTTCGCGTCCCACTTGGGGTCACGAATGGCTCCACTGGTTCCATGGTTTGATAGCATTAGTGCGCCAAAAGGATTGATGTCACATCTGATTTAGATCCACTAG